CGGCACTGTGGAGCGCAGTTACGCGGAATCTGGAAGATATAACGCAGACCTTGGCGTGACCGCATCCAAGGGCTAGCGTTCAATCGGAAAGTGAAGGCTTCAGGCGTCGGCTTAAGCAACCGGCGCCTTTTTCATGGGATGCGCCAACGGTGCCATTCGCAGCCGGTGGATAATGCCAGGCGCCTCGGCAGGATCATCAAGCGGCACCATCGTGTAGTCGTCGCAGCCGTGGCGTTCGGCCCAGTATTGGGCGCCTTGGTGCGTGTCGAATGGCCCGACGTGCCACGGGCCGATGCGGAGGATGTAGGTCATGGGTAGATGGTGCAGGCGGCAAGCCCGGCCGATCAGGCCATCATGGCCTCAATTTCAAAAGCCAGATCAGGGTTGCGGTTGCAGGCTTCGTCGATGCAAGCCTCAAAGCAAGCGTTGAACACTTCCTCAGCGATCAGCTGGCGGATCAGCTCGAGAAGGTCGGCGGTTGCGAGGGTGGTGAGCTTGGCGGTGAAGGTGGCGAGCATCGGTCCGGTGCGTTGATGTGTGAACTATACACTCCCGGCGGTGCAGCCTGCGGGTGAGTCACAATCCGTCGCAAGCCCAATCCTGTTCTCCTCGCTACCGTATGCCAAGCGGCGGCCAGCCCATGCGGGCGTTCTACCTAGAGATCTCCGCCAAGCTGATCATCCGATCCGATTCCGAACCCGACGACCTGCCAGCTGACATCTACAGCCACCTGGCCGAGTTCATCCCCTCCGATGACGACATCATTGACATCGAGGTGAACTGCGTTCCCCTGCCGCCGGACCTTGGAACGTCACCACATTGATGAGACGCGACTGGTCACACGGCGATCAGCTCGCGATCAGATCCTTTTGGCCTGGAACTACCGCTGCGCCTATTGCGGCGATCAGCTGGGCCGCAGCCCAACGCTCGATCACATCATCCCAAAAGCGCACGGCGGGCTCACAGTGCGCAGCAATATGGTTGCCTGCTGCTGGGCGTGCAACAGCTCCAAGGGGCACAAGCCATGGGTTGACTGGTATCGCGCTCAGCCGTTCTGGTCTGCCCTGGGCGAATGGGCCGTGGCGCGATGGATAGCAGGAGAGGGCTAAGCTTTCCCTCTAGACCTTTTTCGAGGATCTAGGCGGTCCCGTAGCGGCCGGCTGCGGGCAACAGGTGGACACCGCGTGAGGACCCACCACCGGCCAACCCAATCACGGCAGAATCCTGCTGCACACCCATAGGGCGATGAAGCACGTCGCCCAGTATTCGACGATCAGGATCAGCACGTCGCGCAGCATCAGCGGGCCAGCAGATGATCGAGATACAGCTCGGCCTGCCATAGATCGGAGCTATAGCGGCAGGTGCCACCAACGCAGCTGCGGTAATACACCTCGCCGTGTACCGGCATCAGCGTCTCGATGTAGCCGCCGTCGCGATCACTCCGGCTGATGACTTCCGGGCCGAACATACAGCTCACACCTGGCCGCATAACGGCCGCCGCTTCTCTTTGATTCTGGCAACTCAAACGCGCAGCGCTGCCGTCTCATGTCCCATTGCTGGCAATCCCAGCACATCGGCGGTTCACCTGCCGGGCGTAGCTTGCGGCGTGCAGCTTGATAAATGTGCTGCGCTTTCAGCAATGCTGCCTGCAGTTGAATGGTGCCCGTATCCATCTCGAGCTGATGCTCTGGCTTGGGGCCAAGCACCACGCGAGCGTGCCAGGTGCGATCAGATCGACTGCACAGCAGCAACAATCGGCCACCGTGCAGGCTGATCATTCGAGCTCGCCTGCTGCTGGCTGGTGGTAGATCCGCTCGAGCAACATGCTGGCCGGCTCGTCCGGGCCATCGGTCACATAGGCGGCTACCGGATCAGTGCCATCTGATGCAACGAACACGCAGGGGTAGCCATAGGGCTTCACCACCACGAGCCCTGTATTGCGGCTGCGCGTGAGGATGCGCAGCGCAAAGCGCTCGATCAGATTCAAGCCTGGCAGTCGACGCGTCATCCTTCCAGTTTGGCGATAAGACGCTCGATATACCACCGGCACTTGCGGGCATCCTCTAGCGCGTTGCCTTTGCACCAAAGCCGCAGCAGATACTTCAACGCCTGGCCCTGCAGGTAAGCAGGCACCATATGCGGCGCATCGCTGATGGCGGCTTCGATCACATCGATGGCCTCCACAGGGCCGCGGCGATAGTGGGATGGGTTGATCGGGTCGCTCATGCCGCCACCTGCTGCTCTGCGTTCTTCCATCGCTTGCGGTTCACGATGTCGCACACGTGCGCCACACTGATGCCATAGGTGATCGAGATGCTCAGCATGGTCTCGCCACCAGCGTGCAGCTGACGGATCTCAACCGCGTTCTGTGGCGTCAGTACGGCAGTGCCTGGGATGTGGCCGGCCTTGAAGGTGCTCATGCCCACTTCTCCCCCAGCAGCTGCGCACGGCAGACTGCGATCGCTGCACGAGCGGCTGGCTCAGTCATCACCGATTGTGTGCCATCGATGCCGTGCATGACAAGCGCCACCAGCTCGGGGTAACTGGTGTCGCGAAAGTTGGCGGCCAGATCGCGGCAGAACTCCTCCCATAGCCCGGTGTAGGTGCTGCGTAGCGGATGGCCATAAGGCAGCTGATCGCGGCCGCTGCGCTCGTAAAGCGCGTCCATCATGTCGGCGCGTTGTTGGTCGAGAAATGTGGCGCGAGTCATGTGTCGAGTAAGTGGCGGACGTGCAGAAGCTCAGCGCAGAGCAGCTCAGTGCGTGGCACGGTGCGCAGTTGGTCGATTCTGATGTCGATCAGCTGGCGGATGCGCTGGCGCTCCTCAGTCTGACCAGCGGTAAAGGCGCTGGTGTCGCTGAGCAGCTGCTCGATGCGGTAGCGAATGTCGCTCACACCACCTCCACCGTGGCGCCAGGCCAGCGGTTGCGCGCGTATTTAGCGGCGGCCGTCTTGGACTCGGCGCGTGTGTACCACTTCAATGGTCGCGCCCCACGGGGGTAGACCAGCACCGTGAAATCCTTTACGCGGGCATTGTGGCGTGGCCGGCTGACGCCTTCGCCATAGCAACCAGTCTCGTGTTCTTCAGTGCGCCAGTGCAGCAGTGCACCTCTGATCTCAGCCATTGATGGGTTCCTGTTCAGAATTAAGCCATTCGATCTCAGACCACCAAGGCAGCCAAGTGTTGGCGGCGATGGCCTTGGCTTCGGTCAAGCTGGAAGCCTCCACGCACTCGAATACGTTGGCGGCCTTGATGGTGAAGTAAAAGCGGCGTTCAGTCATCGAGTTGCTCCAGTGCGCGGCGGATCAAGTCGGAATCTCCGCCAGATGTTTCAAACGATGCGGCGTAGGATTCAAAATGAATCAGCGCCTGATCCTTCAAGCTTGGCGGTTTGGGGCGACGGTCGGCGCGGAGTTGATCAGCGTCCCAAGGTGTCAACTTGGGGATCCACGCACAGCACGCCTCCAGCTCCTGGTCGGCGCCCCAACGGGCAGCTTGAGCGGCGATGTAAGCAAGACGATTTGATCCCGTTGGTATGGTTTCAACGTGGGTAAAGCACTCCCATTCTTCTTCCCATTGCTGCATGAGTGAAAGCGGTGGGGTGATGGGATGTTCAGTCATCAGCAATAGCTCCTTGCGAACGTCGGTAGGACAGCCAAGAGCGCACCAGATACTTGGCCATTGCAGCGCGATCTTTCTGCGGATTCTTGGCAATCTGCGGCGGCGGCCCCCACGGCAGCGGCCGGCGTAGTTCGGGCAGCGTGATGCGTGGGCGGCGTCTCATTTATGCACCACCTGCTGCGTGCCGGAGTGGGTGGGCTGGTGGTGGGCGCCGGATTCGATGCCGATCATGGCGAACACGGCCGCGGCGATCAGCAGGCAGATGGCGTTGTTGATGCGGTTGATCATGATGCGAGCGCCTGACGGACGCGGTGACGGGTGGTGTTGAGGCGGGTGGCGATCTGTCGCTGGCTGAGACCCGTGCGACGCAGGATGCGAACGCGGCGAGTTTCGGATGCGGTCAGCCAGTCGATCACTGCCACTACGAACAGCAGCGGCAGGATCAGCTTCCAGATCACCAGCAGAGTTGCGGTGAGCATGGGTGTGTTGCGGTGCCCGGCTGGGCGTCCCCGTATTGTGCCCTGCCCGCGGTTCACCCTACCAACCGCTGTGACAGTTCTTCACACTGCGTTGCTGCCCA